ATAATTTTCTCCTATTCTTTAGGATGAATACACCAAGCTGTAAAAAGACGCTTTTGCTTGCTTCTGGTCATCAACCGATAGTGACTGATCTAAAGTTTGTTCTATAGACTTAAGCCAGTTTTTATACTCTATAAGAGTATCCTGTGTTGCAGATGTGTTGATTTTTGAGAAAGCATTGATAACTGTCTCTGTATCAACTTTTGACATTGGCTGTAAACTGAATAATATTCTGGTACGAGTTTCTTCGGCCTCTTGAAATTCTATTGAGCTTAGACTTCTTAAATTTTTCTTACTATAGAATTCAAGTAAAATTGGATTAATTATTTCATTGATCTTATCTTGGGCTTTAGTTGCCCAGATCATAATGCTTGCTCCGGTCTGTGGTTTGAAAACTTTGGTTTTTCTTTTTTCGGTGTCCTTAGACATTTTCGGTCTGCCTTGTCCTGGTATCTGAGGCAACGATTCAGGAGAATCGTTTGCCATCTTCGGAGAACCACCACCAAAAGGAGTTGGAGGAGTTTTTAACTCTAGTGCTGTCTTTTCTCCAGACTTCTTTTTTTCTAGATCTAGTCCGACTTGGCTAGGAGTAACTATACCTCCTTGTAGAGCTATCTTCTTCAGGCTATTCTCTAGCTGTGGATCATGCCAAGGGCCGGCTTTCTTTGCCATACGATCACTCTTTCTTTCTCTTGTCTCTCTGTTGAGCCTAGATTTCTCCATATCTGGATCCATGCCAAATTTAGTTTGGAGTAGTTCGTCACTAATAAGACTTCTATCTGCTAATTGAATCAATAATGCTTTCTCACTGTTTTCATCGCTAAGATCCATTCTATCAAATTCAATCTTAGCAGGATACTTGAACCCCATAGCTTTTTGTACTATTGCTATTTCATTTTCCCAAAATCTCATCAAAACATCTCTACCATACTGTAGTCTTTGAGTTAGGGTTTTTAATGAGATAAAGTTATTCGTTGTACCAGCGGCTCCGAAAGTTCCGGTTAACGTAGGAGGAATTCCAAGACCAGCATATACAGCATTCATATGTGGTATGTATTTGCCTTCTCCTAAAAATTGATGAACATTACTTTTTGATTCTAGCAATTCAATATCAGGACCCCAAATTAAATCCATAGTACCACCACCAGTATTATTTCCTAATATCTGAGCTAACTTGGCAGTAGCTGCTTTTGTTGGAGCTATTTTGTGTTCCAAATTACCTAATTTAAAAATCCTGATGTTAGATACGGCCCCGTCTAGAGCAGCCATGTCAGCAAGCTTTAACTTTTCAACTACTGTCAAATCGTCCATAATGGCATATATCATTGGATATGCCCAAGCTTGCCAGTCATCTTTTTTGTAGTGAAATACTAATGTTTTATTGGGATCTAATGGATACCCGTGTTGAGTTTTAGCTGCTTCAATAATTTCTTTAGGAAGTCCAGCTAATATCTGTTTCTCTGCATCTGTTTTCGGTGAATTGATCTGACTTCTTAGATTTCCAGGTAATTGTAGCTCATATGTTTTATTATCAACAAAAGAAGACAATCCTCCAGCAACTATATCTACAAAAATAGGATCAATAAAAGTATATCTCCAAGGGATTTCTCTTTTCTCCACTGGCACCATATCAATGTCAGAAATTAAATAATCAGCAGAGCCCAAACTTTGATATAGCTTATCTGTAACTTTTAAACTTATCTTAGCGGTTCTTCTGTCGATAACGACGTTGCCAGACTTATAAAGATTATTTAAGAATCTTTCACTTCTATCTTTACCATTAATCTTCTTAAACCATCTTCTATAAAATCTCTCTATCCTTTTATTTCTGTGGGAGAATCTGATTCCTTGAGTAGCAAAATCCCCCATAAGATCAATAACGTTTTTAACCAATCCTACTCTTTGATATATATCTTCTGCCTTTGCTAATATTCCTTTTAGCTTTTTAGGCACTGCCTCATCTGGTCTAAAATAGTCATAGTCTGTGCGTGTGAATCCGGGACGGCTACCTGTAAGTCCATCTAGATTTGAATAGTCTAACCCATATCGGCGCATAGCTTCGGCTTTTTGAACTAGGGTAAACTCGTCCAAAGATGCTGATGATCTCTTTAAGGCTTCCTGTTTACTGGCTAAATCATCTCCCCACGTAACATAGGCATCTTCAGGAATTATATTTGCATTTTTAATGACATCTTCTTTAGTTTTCTTTTTAGCCATAATTTTATTCTAATTGTAATAGTATCGTGATTGAATTACATAAGATAATATTTAGTAATACACTTATTCTCTATAAATACCCGTATAAATATCATTATTAGCAGCATTAGTAAACCATTCTGGCCCTTTATACATTTGACCATTATGGTTAACCATTTCTATAGCTCTGCCTCCTACGAAATCATACTCTACTCCCTTTAAGGTTCTAACCATTTGTCTAGCAACCATATTAGCTATTAATAATGAACTATATCTATCTTTACGCAACCTACCTTTTTTACCATTAGGCATTTTAACTTCTGGAGTATCCCAACGATCTCTAGCATTTGGTCCGGTACTTGTTTGTGTCATTACTATGGTTGTTAATTCATTTTTAAGTTCTTCTATTTCCAATATACATTCGCTTAAGCTATCGTAAATAGGATTTAAATCACTTTCTAAAATATCCTTACCTTCTCTTTCAAGAGCTAGTCCTAGTGTTAAGCTATCAAATCTTGGAAATAATAATACCTTATCCTCAAAATCTTTTCTTAGTCCGTGATTAGCCTGAGCAGTCCAGTCCGCCTTGGCGAACTGCACCAACTCAATAAGATGCAAACCAGCTTGATCGTCTGTATCTTTACTTTTATCTGGATTTATTATTGGCCAAATTAAATTCTCTCCTTCTTCAAGCTTCGCTGGATCATGCAAAGATTCTTCTATTGCAACACCGCCTCCCTGAGCATCAAGTCCTATGCGAGCACAAGGGAAAATTTTCATAAGGTTTCTGATCTTGCGACAACAGAATCCATAGAAATCATGATCTTTTACTAGTCCTGTTTTTAGTCTCTCTTTAAAATTACTACGATTTGTGGTCCAACAATATACTATTCTATTATGATCAGGATGAACTTCTAATATTATTATACTAAAGTTATCTTGCTCAGACGCTGGATCGATTCCGTATATGTACTGAGCTTTCGGATTTCCTGTTACCATAGCATCAAAAGACACAACATTCCCAGATATTGATATCGGCTTAGAGTCTGAAGTAACACATCCTTCTATTAAGCTTCTCCTGAAAAAACCCTCACTATCCGTTACGAAACAAGCAGCATATTCCATATTATATATTCCGCTATGAATAGTTGCTCTTGCTCTGCTTACCTGCTTATCATCCATGAAGCCTTTAGGAATTAATTCATAAGGAATTCTAATAATACTATAGTCTCTCCAGTTAAAATTACTAGGTATTTCTCCTTTAAATAATTCTTCTAGCTTACGCTCATCCCCCTTACTCTCTATAATTCCCTTGTATCTTTTCCAGTAGCTGGCAAAATGCTTAAAATCATAGTCAGCTGTTCCTGATATTATTGCCTGATTGCCCATTTTATATTTCAGTAATTCTAATTCTTCGCTCCAAATACCAGCATCTTTCATTGCTTGTTTTTTAGCTTCTTCTTTTACGTTTTGTATTGGACTAGCACTAACCGCCGCGAAACCGGATACTACCGTTTCATAAATATCTGGACTTATGGATGCAAATTCGTCAGCAATAATAATATGTGCTCTTAAACCTCTAATCTTGCTACCATCACCCATAGGAATTGCAGTTGTCCAACTATCACCCAATCGAATAGTACATCGGTCAACGTCTCTTCTTGGACCATCATCATTTCCATTAAATATGCTGCGTAATATAGGACTAGTTCTCCAAATATTTTCCATATATTCAAAAATGATTTTACTCTGTCTAAAAGCAGCACCTACTACTACTATTTTAGTACCAGGATAGAATGTCATTTTTAAAACACAGTATAGAGCTAACAAGAATGATTTTCCCCAACCACGACTAGCTATATACATAGGAAATGATCGTATCCAAAACTCCTGGATAATAGCAATCTGTATAGGATGTAGCTCTATATTAAATAGTAGCTTGCATGTTGAGCCAATATAGTTTGGATTTCTTAGTATTCTTAGTAGATGAGCATCTGGAAATTCTATGTCCTTTTCGGATCTATGAATCATAAGATTCTTAGAGATCTCAAGATCATCAAGATTGCCTAATCCTAGCCAAGCATTTTCAAATATCTGTTTTTGGGAGCTTTTCAAGATGATTTACCTTTTTAAGTATGTACTCTGCCATTTTTTCCGCATTATGTGATGATCCACAAAAGGATACCTTTATATTATGTAATAACTGTAATTCCATTATGTTCTTCATGATAAAAGCCGGACTAACTTTAATATTATTCCACCATTTTTTAGGAACAGTAGATCCTACAGGATATATCAAAACATCTTCTAGATGAAACTCAAATAGTATAAATCCGTATTTTAGTCCACTTAATCTTTCAACAACATCACTAAAACGACTTTCAACAATATTGTTTGCAAACTCACTAACGCTTTTCTTGCGTTCAATACCAAGCAAGTGCTCAAGACCCTCTATGCTATAGTCTCCAGTATCTAGCTTTCTTTTGGCTGTAGCATAGTTATCAAAAGCCCAAGGCTGTTGTTCTCTAGTATCCACAATAATAGTAAAGTCATCACTTTCTC